TCAATTTAAGCCAGAATTTTTACAAATGGTTCAAGCTTTTAAAGGCAAATTAGTAGATTTTTATAATGTTTACTCTCACGTATCCCCAGCAATTGATGAGTTACAAAAACCAAGAGATGCTGGAGAATTGCTCCAAGTTGCTCAGAGTTCACAAACAACTAATTTTATTAAAGCTTATCAATCATTTAAGGTAGCTATTGAAAAATTATTGCCAATGATCTCTAAGATTCAAGAAAATTTTGCTAGTGATTTTTATAAGCAACGTCAAATTGCACAAACTGGCGCATTAACTTCTTTAGTTGATTCTACTTTACTACATGGTGGTAAGGGATTAGTTGCAGATGATTTTGATGATGTGAGACACGCACTAGATACATATGTTGTAGATATACAAAATGTAGCTAAAGCATTATCTTCAGCAGAAACATTAAAGCAAAAAGCAACTAATGAATTACAAGAAGCTGCTTATAAAAGTGAAGAATTATTGGGTAGTAATAAACCATCTCAAACGTCGCAACCATCTCAAACAGTAGAAGATTATGATCAAGAGGCTCAAAATGAGGCTCAAAATTTAGACAAAGAGCTTGGAGAACAGGGGATTTTGGGATAAAATATGTGCATAAGCATATATTCAATTAACTTTAACATATTTTTCTTTACAAATCTGGTAATAAATGAATATGTTCTTTAGATTTTGTAAGTTTAGGTGTAAGTAACCATACCGACTATTAAATACGGTATTGAAATTAGGAAACAAAAATGTCTTTAAAATTATTGCAACCAGGTTGCCAACCACTAGGTCAATTTGACGGTCTTGACACTGAATATTTAACCCTTAAGGGTGGAGAAGTTGTTACTCTTAAGTCTACTACTAACCCAGGTGATCTTGCAGCTTATGATTCCTTAGACGGTTATACCTATAAGTCTGGTCCAGCCAAGCGTCCAGTCGTAACCAAGACTTTAGATGCCTATGTTCGTCCATTAATGCTTGCTGACGAAGGTACTACTGGATACGGAACTCTATTCGGAGTTGTTGTTGGTGGTATCGTTGGTCAAACCACATACGGTCCAAACTCTAGCATTCCATCTACTGCTAACCTTGGTCCACACACTGCAACTGGTTCTGGCAAAGTAACTTGCTGGGATAAGCCAGGTCTATACGCAGTTTCTCTTGATGCATGCGATGCCACTGCTGGCACTGGTTTAGTACCAAGCAACACCACTTTAGATACTGGTTCAGCTCTTTACTATACTACTGCTGGTCTTTTGACTCCAAGCGCAGCCTCTGCTCCACTTGGTTTATCTGGCGCTCAAGTAGTTGTTGGTCGTTTCGTAGATTTCGAACGTACAGGTTCTCTTGTCAATACTCCTAACAAGCTAGTTGCTGCTCTAAACAGCCCATCTGGTAACGTTAGCTCTTTTGGTCCAACAACCTATAACTTCGCAACCTTCTACTTCAACCCACCAGCAGCTTAATGCTGAAATGATTTAATCCTAGCCGAGTGGCTGGGTGAGATTATCAAAAAATCTCTAATCCCCTTAAAAGGAACCACTCATCTTTTAACGTAAGTACTTTAAGCTGGTAAGACTGGCAAAAAATTCCACTAGGAGAAATTCATGAATATGTTTTCTAACAAAGGCGAAATGAACGCCTCATCCCTTAAGGATGCTCTTCAAACTCTTGTTAAGTATGCTGCTGTTCTCGAAGAGAACCAACCATCTAACATGGGTCTTGCAGGACAACCATCATTAAGTGACGACAAGCGTGATGAACTTATTTCCCGCGCAATTATGACTCAAGATGGCAAGATTGCTCTTGCTCAAGCAATGGCAAACCCAATTCGTCGTAACTTGGATTACCACGGAATTGCACGTAGAGCACTTGTTGTTGATCCTCTTCCACAAGGTGCAATGCCAACATACGATAGAGATATCGATGTTGCTGCTGTAGTTATCTCCAGCAACGGTACTGGCCCAGAGTCTAGAGTATTCGGTGATAGAGTAGTTGTTCCAGAGTTTGAAATTTATGCAAACCCAACTGTAAGAATCGCTGAAGTAAAACGTCGTAGATTTAACGTTATTGATAGAGCTGTTCAAAAGGCTCGTCAAGAAATTATGGCTCAAGAAGATGCAAACATCTTCGCAGCTCTTGATGCAGCTTCCTCTGTTGAAAATACTTTAACAGACATCGCTGACGCAGGTCTTCTAAAGAGAGACCTTGTTGAAATCAAGCAACAAATTGACCGTTGGGACTTGGTTACTACTAAGTACTTCATGAACATCAATGAATTCACCGATATCCTTAAGTGGGGTTCTGGTGGAGGTCAAGGTGTCGGTGGTGGTGACTTCGATCCTGTAGCCATGAGAGAAGTTCTACAAACCGGTCTTTATGCACACATCTGGGGAACTGACATCATGGTATCTAAGATTGTTCCTCCTGGTACGATATACGGTGCCGCCGACCCTGAATTTGTCGGAGTCATGCCAATCAGACAAGATATTGAAGTTCTACCAGCAGACGAACCAAAGCAATTAAAGTTGGGTTGGGTTGTTTCTGAGATTATCGGTATCGCCATTGTAAACCCACGTGGCTGTGCTGCCGGGCGCAAATCGGTCGTAATTGGTGCGTGATCCTAAGTGATCTCAACTAGTTAGCAACGACTAACTGAAATTTGAAAAAGCTACCGAAAGGTAGCTTTTTCATTGTTATATGGCAGGTGTATATGAATAATCTGGACTATAATTATGAGCCTGATACTGGGAAACTAACTGATGTACAAAAAAAGTTCCTGCGTAACACCCACAATAAACTCTTTAAGGCCCTAGATGTAAAATCCAGAGCCCCAGAGAGCGATTAGAACTGACGAGCCACTTCTAACAAACGATACTTGGTGTTGTTCTCCGGGTTACGAAGAACCTCCAAATAGCATTCGTCCAAAGCTTTCTTGATTCGAGGTCCGGCCGCCATTCCAGCCGCTAACAGGTCGTCCCCGTTGATGGCCATTTCCTTGCGGCTTAGGACCACTAGGCCCTTGTATTCCTCCAGCAAGCTGCCAGATGCCAATCCCATGGCCTCAGTCAATGTTATAAATTCTTCTAATGTATGTTCCCAGTGGTCAGGAGCATAATTTTTCAAACGAGCCATAAAATCTTTATATTTAGACACATTATTGTATTTATGAAAGTTTTCATAAGGCTCCAATAGATCTAATAAAAATGTAACTTTTTTGATTATAGAGTTTGAAAATTTTAATGAAAGTAACTCTTCTTTAACTTGAGGAGTTAATATATTTCCATATAGAAATGCTATTCTAGTTTCTAATTCACCTTGACAATTATTTATTGTAGGCACGAAACTTAAATATGTAGGACTACTTGTTAAAAATGGGCAAGCAATAGGTAATGCTCCACTTCTTAATAGCATTTGTAATCCTAAAAGAGGATTTTTAGTCATAATGGTTTTACATAATTCATCTTGAATGCGTTCTTTAGATACTTTTTTCAAAGTATCAATACTATTTTGCATTCCAGCCATAGTATCTCTATCAATATAGTATGAAAAACGAGCCGCAAATCTGGCAGCCCTCATTATTCTAAGACCATCTTCCTGAAACCTATCATCAGCATTACCAACTGCTTTAATTACACCCTCTTTTAAATCATTTATACCATTAAATGGATCTACTAAAGAATTAGAAATAGGATCATAGGCAATAGCATTAATAGTTAAATCTCTTCTTGCTAGATCTTCTTTTATATCTACTACAAAAGAAACTTCTTCGGGTCTACGTCCATCAGAATATTTACCTTCAACTCTAAAAGTTGTAATTTCAAAATGATTTTCAACGCCTTCTCCCATCACTACTGTAATGGTTCCATGTTGTAATCCTGTTGGAATATTTTTGGGAAAAATATTCATAACTTGTTCTGGGGTAGCGTCTGTAGTAATATCCCAATCTTTAGGTGAAATACTTAATAATAAGTCTCTTATACATCCACCAACAATAAAAGATTGGTATCCAGCTTTTTGTAGTATATTGCATATTTCAAAAGCTTTTGAATTGATCATAATTGGGTCAATATTAAAATTTGGCATGCTAATAATGTAAAATTTATAAAATACGCGTCAAGCGCTGCTTGTAAATTCATGATAAAGTATATAATTCAGTATACAATGAGCATATAAATAATCTTCTCAGCATAACAATAATACGGTATTATAGTGATCCTATGCCCGAAAGAAAAATATGAAACTACACACTATTTCAGAGCTGTATCAATTAATTTCTAAAGGAAGTGAAAACTTTTCCTCTAGAAAAGAAACTATTGCGCTTAGAAAAAAGGGTTTAGATTTTTTAACTTCAGATGTTGGATTTAATAAAGTAGCTTTTGATACTCGCAGAATAAATCAAGAAACTGACTATATTCCTCGTAGGGGATTACAAAATTATCATAGAAGTGAGAAATTTGTTTCTGATGCGATCAATGAAAAAATTATCGCATTTAAAAAAGCTGCAAAAGTATTAAATCAATTGAAGTTAGAGTTTGAAAGAAATCCTGAGTGGCAAGATAGTTATACTAGAATTTTAACATCTGCTGTTCATAAAGGATTAAGAACAGATGAAAACGATGGTGATTTTAGTGACTCTCAACCATCTATGGGAAGTTTAGATTATTTAGAAGAATTAATGTTTGTAAGATATAGAATGACACCAGACAATCTAATGGCTATGTCAGAAGATGAATTAAGAAAAACATTCTTACAAAAAGATGAGTTATTAGTTAGAGGCACATCTATACCTCCAGATGTTTTTGAAATAAAACCATCAGATGTTTCTAAATATAGTTATGATACTATGGTAGATAAAATGCTATCAACCATGGCACAAGTAATGTCAACATATAAACCACAACAACCAGATGATAATTTGACTAGTAAGTTATTTGATGTTAAAGCTACAAAAGATGCTCCAGAAATTGAAAGAACAGTTACTATCACTATAAAAGATAAAATTGTAGATAAAGAAATTTCAAAAACAGCAGTAGTAGAAAGTATAGAAATTAAATCAAATGATGAAACATTGGAGTAAGTAATGGGAATGGATGATTTTGCACCGTACCTTAAAATAAATGGCTGTTTCGTTGTAGCGAATATTTCTACTCAAGTTAAAACTATAAAAATTTTTAACTATCCTATTCTTTATGGTGAAACTCGTGATTTATTGCAAATACCAGGAGTATCTGAACAAGATATTAGAGCCTCTTTACTTAAAGGTGAATTGCAACATAAAATAAGAGCAGAAGATATTACAGTTGTATGTAGTGATATAGATTTATTACAATTCAATAATAATCAAAAAACTTTTTTACAAGGAGCCGGAATCGTTAATGGATTACAAGTAAGTTCAGGACAATTAAGTGTTATAAGAAAAGATGATGTTCAATTGTCTGGAACTGTAAATGATGTAAATACTGTTTTTCAAATTCTATCTGGAAAATTTATTCAAGATGGTACTTACAAAATAATAGTTTATAAGAACGGTGTTAAACAAGTTTTTACAGATGATTATTTTATTGCCGAAAGTGGTGGGCCAGGAACAGGATATGATACTGTTATTTTTGTTGTTCCACCCGCAACTACACCAATACCAGTCGATATTTTAACTGCCGACTATTATGTACAAAATATCTAAGGCCCATTAATGTCGAAGGTAAATGCTAATCAAATAAAAGGAGTACCTACAGGATCTGGTGGAGGCGGTGGTGCGCCTGGCGTCATTCCATCTTCTTATGTTAATTCTACTCCTGCTCAAGTTATTAGTAGTGCCTCATTTGTTGATATCAGCGGATTATCTACTACTGTAACATTAGATGGTTATGTCAATATAGCAGCTCATACATCTATACAGTGGGTAGATGGTGGTAGTGGAATTTGTGCTATAAGAATTGTAATAGATACTCAAAATGGTCCTGAATTACATGAAGATGCTTCTGGGGCAAGTAAATCAAATATAATTTCAAATGTATTTGAATCAACTATATTATCTCCAGGAACGTATACAGTAAAAGTTCAAGCTCGTCTTATTGGTGGCTCAAATGCAACTATTGAAGCGGGTGAATTGTTTGTATTTGCCCTACAAGGTCAAATGGGTCCAACTGGATCTCCTGGACCACAAGGTGTAACTGGTTTACAAGGCGCTACAGGGGTTCAAGGTCCAACTGGGCCTCAAGGATCTACTGGTGCTCCTGGATTTCAAGGAACAAATGGAGCGACTGGTGTTCCAGGTGTTACTGGTGCTACAGGTCCAACTGGTCCAGCTGGTGCAACAGGTACAATCGGTCCTGTTGGCGCAACAGGTGCCAATGGAGTTACTGGTGCTACTGGTCCAACTGGACCAGCTGGTGCAACAGGTACAATCGGTCCTGTTGGTGCAACAGGTGCCAATGGAGTTACTGGTGCTACTGGACCAACTGGTCCTGCAGGAGCTACTGGATCAATAGGTTTTACGGGTGCACAAGGTGCAACAGGAGCTAATGGAGTTACTGGCGCTACAGGTCCAACTGGACCTGCCGGAGCTACTGGATCAATAGGTGCAACAGGAGCTAATGGAGTTACTGGAGCGCCTGGAGCTACCGGAGCCACTGGACCTCAAGGTGCTACTGGCATTAATGGTGTAACAGGAGCTACAGGACCTACTGGAGCACCTGGCCCTGCCGGATCTACTGGAGCAACCGGTCCAGCTGGAGCCACTGGCGCACAAGGTGTTCCAGGAATTAATGCCTATTCAACTACTGCTGGTTTTACTCAACCTGCTGTTGGTGCAGTTGTGGCCATTCAGATACCTTCAGCTTTCTGGATACAACCTGGACAATATGTGTATATTGCATCCGGAGGTTATTATACTGTTGCTTCAGGATCTACTCCAACATTTTCAATTCAGAATTTAGGTTATTCAGGAGTAAATATTCCAGTTGGAAGTCTAGTTTCAGCGGGTACAGTATCACCTGGAGGAATCGCTGGAGCTACTGGTGTTACAGGAGCCACTGGACCAGCAGGAGCAACAGGTGCACCAGGCCCTACAGGCCCTACTGGAGCACAAGGTGTTACAGGAGCTACTGGACCAATTGGTCCTGCCGGAGCTACAGGCGCGACCGGACCAACCGGAGCACAAGGAGTAACTGGTGCTACAGGTCCAATAGGACCTGCTGGAGCAACAGGCGCAACTGGTCCTGCTGGAGCTACAGGAGTTCAAGGCGTAACAGGGGCTACAGGTCCAACAGGATCTCCAGGAGCAACAGGAGCAGCTGGCCCTACTGGTACAGCAGGTGTTACAGGTCCAGGTGGAATTAATGCTTACAGCACTACAGCAGGTTTCACTCAACCAGCAGTTGGCGCAGCAATAGCCGTTCAAATTCCTTCAGCATTCTGGGTGCTACCTGGACAATACGTGTATGTTGCATCTGGTGGTTATTATATAGTAGCTTCAGGCTCTACTCCAACCTTCTCTATTCAAAACTTAGGTTATTCTGGAATTAACATTCCAGTTGGAAGTCTAGTAGCAGCAGGTACCGTATCTCCAGGAGGTATTGCTGGTGCAACAGGCGTAACTGGAGCAACTGGTCCACAAGGAGCAACAGGAGCTACTGGTCCTATAGGAGTGCCTGGAGCTACAGGAGCAACTGGACCTACAGGCGCTCAGGGTGTAACAGGTCCAACTGGTCCAGCTGGAGCTACCGGAGCTACTGGACCTATAGGAGCACAAGGCGTTACAGGAGCAACAGGTCCTACAGGATCTATTGGAGCTACAGGCGCTACTGGTGTGCCAGGTATTAATGCTTATTCAACTACTGCCGGTTTCACTCAACCTGCTGTTGGTGCAGTAGTTGCTATTCAAATTCCATCTGGATTTTGGATACAGCCTGGTCAAAGAATTTTTATTGGATCTGGTGGGGGTTATTTAGTAGCTTCCGGATCTACCCCAACCTTCTCTATACAAAATCTAGGTTATTCAGGAGTTAATATTCCTGTAGGAAGTTTAGTAGCTGCTGGTTTCGTATCACCTGACGGTGTTGCTGGCGTTACAGGCGCAACTGGCGCTCAAGGTGTTACCGGAGCTACAGGTCCTACAGGGGCGCAAGGAGTAACAGGAGCTACCGGGCCTACAGGATCTCCTGGAGTTACTGGAGCGACAGGTCCAACTGGTGCTGTTGGTGCTACCGGAGCAACTGGTGTTCCAGGAATTAATGCCTATTCAACTACTGCTGGTTTTACTCAACCATCAGTTGGTGCAGCTATTGCTGTACAGATCCCATCAGCCTTCTGGATGTTACCAGGTCAATATGTGTATATTGCATCTGGTGGTTACTACTCAGTAGCTTCAGGATCTACTCCAACATTTTCAATTCAGAATCTAGGTTATT